TTGCTTATGCTTACGATCCTGTCTATAACCCTACTCTTCTAAGCATTCTTTTTCGCTTAGGAAATGACTACGTTACGAGGGAAAATGCAATCCCCGGTTCGGCACAAGAAGGGGACAGTGAAATTTTAGGTCTTCAAGGGACTCCTTGGGAAGCTTTATTGTCTGATGCAGGGATAGAAGGTTGCAGCGTTAAGTCTGAGAGGGTTGGAGGGCAGTTTGATGGTTATACGACATACACCATCGAGTTTCCGGAACTAGAGGATGGAGAGAGCGAGCCTGGGCTTATCGAGCTAAGGTCTTCTGAATCGTTTGTCTCTCGCGTGGCATCACTTCAGCTTGCTGGAGGGGGGTTGGATTACTCGTTGATTTTCGGAATAGACAATAGCTCTACCGGACGCTTGGGGACGGAGTATGGATTGTTAATGGACGATTATAAGGGGCTTGACGAGCCGGTATTAGTCCAAGAGGCTGATCCCAATCCTCGATTCGGGAATCCTACCCCTAACTATTGGGAAATCCCGATAAAAAAAGCAAACAAGGAGATGGTTCGTCTCCGTCCTGTAATTACACACGGCACTGTTGTGTTTTCAGGGCCTCAGAAATACGTATCAAAAAATGAGTATCGGAATACAACCACCACAACGAAAGTTGTGCTTAATGATGATGGGTTGGGCTACAGCTTTGAAAGCGAAACCGACGTCAGTGAAGGTGGTGGTGGACCTGACCCGGCGGTAATAACAACGTCATCTCTCGCTCCTACAATTAAGACGGTCCACAATAATATGGTGGCTAAGTTCGAGGAAAAAAGATACATTTTGGGGTCAGGTGTGTCAGGTGGTAATAGCCAATTCTACGGTGGTCAGGGCCTCCAGGTTGATAAAGTTCCTTTTGACTGGCCAAGCCCTGGCAGTGAAAAGGTGGTTCCTGGGAATCCTGATGCCCCGTATGATTTTGGGTCTATAACCTATAAGAAGTCCTACTTTTTCGCGCATCTACCAATGAATAGCCCTATTTTAAAATGGGATTATGTGGTTCATGAGGCCACTAGTGAGGGGCAACTTTACTTCGCAGATTTCACCCCGACAAATAATCATAAAATTGTAACTTTGGACTTCACCAACGCAGAGCAAGTTGCCGTCACTTTTGCTGCTGGTGATAGGAGCGATGATCCAAACTACAACCCTGATGATGACCCTTTGAGTGGTCTTGAGTTTCAGGAGAATGCTCTTTTCCTTGATTGCACTGAAGCGATGGATCAGTCGGATAGGTCGGAGATTGCATGGCTGTATTATTTCCCATCCAGACCTTATTATGGGCCTCCAGTGGAGGGTGAGGAAGAGGAAGAGCCTTACGTGGTTACGTCAGGAATGTATGCTTACACCAGCAATGCTTGGAGTATTCTGCCTTTCCCGACTGATTTTGGAAGTGTTAATGACTATATGCTCCCTGAGAATGAGGTAAAAGGTTTGGGCGGTAAGAAGCTGTGGCCTGATGAATTACCTAAATGGCATGAGACAACTGAGACTTTTGTTATTGAGGTTGAGGGAGAAGGTGCGTGACACGCACGTCACACTTCTAACAGTTTGTCTTTTTATTTGACGACTTCTGCAAACTCGGATAGACCCTTGGGGCAAGAGGATCAACGATCCTCTGACTGAGCATGACGACGACGACCAACCCAAACTGGGTCCTCCTTGAGGGACCCCGAAACCGACCCACCTTGATGCGGTCGTCAGTTGTTAGGCTCTCTGTAGAGGCAAAAAAAGACACAGGCGGCCTCCGTAGAGAACCACCTGTATCTTACTTTGAGTCCGGACGAGGGACGACGACATGGAAAACATACCAAATTTGCACTAAATAGCAACAACAAAACAAACAAAAAACAAAACAACATGAGCACTGGATTATCAATATACGAGAAAATAAACGACCCGATTCAAGCGGTCACACAGCTTGGCGAAATGTTCACCCGATCAGGGATGTTCGGATGTCAGAAGATTGAACAAGGACAGGTCTTAGCACTAGCCTGCATAAGCGAAAAAGTAAGCCCCTTTGAGCTTGTCAAAACATACCACATAATCGAGGGTAAACTAGAGATGAAGTCTAGCGCAATGCTGGCAAGATTTCTTGATATGGGCGGCAAGTGCATTTGGAAGTCAGACCTGCAATCTGAAGATGTTGCAGCGGCTCACTTCGAGTTTCAAGACAACAAAGGGGATTTTAGCTATTCGATGGAGGATGCGAAGCGAGAAGGGCTGTCAGATCGTAAAGTCTGGAAAAAGCACGGCCCTGATATGTTGAGGGCGAGATTGACATCAAAAGTGATCCGAATGCTTGCACCGCAGATCAACGCGGGCATCTACGCTCCAGAAGAGAATGAAGCATTCGGAGTGGCCCAAGTCGAGAAAGAGCTCAAACTTCCTGAGGCCCCGAAAGCAGAGCCAGTAATCGAAGCGGCAGTCGAGATCATAGAGACCCCTCCTGTCGTGGAAGTTACGGAGATCGTCGCAGAGGAGAAGCCTCTTGCTGAGAGAGCAATGGAAGTTATCAAGGGAATCGGAGAGGAGCGAGTAACGCATTTTCTCAAGTCACGAGGCAAGATTCCTGCGGATGGTGATCTTAGCAATTTGACTGATGCTTACTATACAAACATTGTAACAATGCCTGAAGTTTTTGAGCGTTCTATACAAGTGGCTGAAAAAGAGGAAGGGGGTAAATAATGCCTGCTACAAGACACCACCCATACGGGCCTTCAGCTCTTCCTATGTATAATGCTTGCTCTGCATTTGAGCGGGCTGAAGACGACGGGAGTCCTTCCAAAGATCGTGACTTCGGCACTGAGGCTCATACTCGACTTGAGGCGATGCTCAAAGGCGAAGATGTCGATTGGGAGGGCTATTCCCCCTTTGACAAGCAGGAGCTTGAGTGGGCAGTCGATACTGTAAAGTCACAAATGAGCTCAGAGTTCCCTTTAGAGGTCGAGCAAGAGCTCCAGGTTTTTGGTGATTCCGGTGACGAGCTGACCTTTGGCACAGTCGACGTCGTCAATGGAGACCAAATCTGGGATCTAAAGACAGGCAAGATGGACCCTGACTTCCATTACCTTCAAATGGCAGCTTATGCTCTTGGAGTTATGCAGAGATCAGGAAAGACAGACAAAGTCCGAGCGACTATTCTTTACTCACGACTTAAAGTCCCCTATTCTTTTGATATAACGTATGACGAAGCTAAATCAGCAGTCGAAGATGTTTTCGCACGCATCATGTTCGACGAGGCTATTCCCACCCCCAACGAGAGGTGTGCATATTGTGCAAAAGCAGGGAATTGTGACGCGCTGCTTTCTATAATGGAAAGCCTTACCGGAAACGAGATCCCTGCTGACTGGGAGATCGATCCTGATTCTTGGGCAATGGTCAGCTCTGTTTGCAAGAAGGCTGATGTATTCATCAGCAACGCTAAGTCGATAATCCGCAAAGGGATGGTCGATGAGGGGGTGCAAGCTCCAGGCCTCAAAGTGAGAAACTCTCGTGGCAATAGATACATTTCAGACCTTGTTTCGGCATTCCCGAAAGTCGGTCTTAATCAAGAAGAATTTCTTTCGTGTTGCTCGATTTCGGTCGGCAATCTCGAAGGCAAAGTCGCGGACGTCCGTGGCACAACCAAGAAGGAGACCGAATTCATCCTCGAGGATGAGCTGGGAGAGCTCCTTCAGCGCGGCAAAGACAAGGCGTTCGTCGTCGAAGACAAGCCGCGAGTTCCCAAAAAACGCAAACCAGCGAAAAAACAAAACAAAACAACAAACAAATAATAATAATATGGCAAAAGTAAATATGACCGGCCAAACACAGGCTATCGTCCAATTAGATCCAGGCAAGTATATCGCTGAAATCGTAGGTTGGGAATTTGGATTCTCTAGCAATGGCAACGAAATGTTGACCGTAGTTATTGAGTGCTGCAAGAACCAAGCTGGCACGGGGGCAAAAGGACGAATCTACGATCGTTTGGTGTTCACCTCTAATGCAGCATGGAAAATCGAACAGTTCGTCGAGTGCTTTGCAGCATCCGGAGGAATGGTGGTGAATGTCGGAGACGATGTTGAGATCGATGATTCGGTAATGGCGAGCACGTTCTTAAACTCCAAAGGCGGGGTTTCGGTTATCCAAGAGACCTACGACGGAAAATCTCGTGCAGTCATCGACACCTACGTCCCCTCAAAGGACGCTGGAGTCTTTGCTAAAGGGCATACTCCTCGAGTCCTTACACGCAGTCAGAAAGACGCGGCTCCCGCTCAGGACGCTCAGGTTGAGCAATCTCAGGTTGTAGTTGAAGACGACATCCCCTTTTAATGGTTGATAATAACAGAGCTGCATTCGGTCCAATCGGGCGGGATGCAGCTTCCCTTTGGGAACTATGGGTAGAAGAAGAGGCTCGCTTCTGGCTTGAGGAAAACCCGAATTCATGGTTTCCTAAATCATACTCAATGGATAGCAACTTTAAGTTCGGGATAGACCCTCAAAAAATAGCGGAAAAAAACGGCTGGAGTTTCTCTGACGGGCTAATACTATTGGCCTTTTATATCCCCATAAACGAAACCCTGAAATGGAACGACAAAGGGCTCACACGAAAAAACTAAATGGAACTACGCGACTACCAAAACGAAGCCGTATGGAAAACTGTAGAGAGCTTCGCTGAAGGGCACAGAAAAGTATTGATGGTGATGGCAACAGGGGGCGGGAAAACCATCACATTCGCACACATGGCAAAGCTGATCGGAGGAAAGACGCTGATATTAGCTCATCGAGACGAACTGATCCAGCAGGCGGTAGACAAGCTATATCGAGCTTGCGGAATAGTTGGGCGCATTGAAAAGGCGCAACATAAAGCCCCCCTTGGATCAACTTGCGTAGTTTCATCTATTCAAACTATGAGCAGAAGGCTAAAGAAATGGCCTCCAAACTATTTTGATTTCATTGTAATTGATGAGGCTCACAGGTCTCTTGCAAAATCTTACATTAAGATCATTGATCACTTTGAGAAGGCTAAGTTGCTTGGAGTAACGGCCACTCCAGACAGGAACGATAGGCGAAGCCTCGGAGATGTCTACGAAACGACATCTGTAGACATCGGAATCGTAAAGTTAATCAAAGATGGCTGGCTATCCCCAGTTAGAATCAGGACGATTCCTCTTGAGATCGACCTTGGAAAAGCAAAAAAGTCTAAGGGAGATATCGATGTCACTGAGATGGGTCATGCGCTTGAACCATTTATCAACAAGCTAGCAAGAGAAATCTTGGACAATGCGGGGAAGCGAAGGACACTTATCTTCCTTCCTTTACGAGAGACCTCCCGCAAAATGGTAGAGGCTCTTAAAGCTCTCGGAGCAACGGCAGTCCATGTTGATGGAGAGTCAAAAGACCGTAGCGAAATACGAAGGGCTTTCGAAGCAAATGAGGTTCAATTTGTCTGCAATGCAATGCTTTGGACCGAGGGGTTTGACGACCCTGGGATCGAATGTGTCGTTCCGCTTAGGGCTACGACCTCCAGATCTTTGTATTGTCAGATGGTAGGTCGGGGGACTCGGTTGTTCCCGGGCAAGAAAGATCTTTTAGTTCTAGACTTCCTTTGGCATCATGAGAGGCACTCATTGTGTGCTCCAGCGTGTCTTGTCGGAGCTGGCAGATCAGACCTAGAGGAAGAGACTGAAGTTATCATGGGGAAAAGCTTCAAGGGGGACGAAGAACTTGATTTAATAGAGGTCCTTAGTGAATCCGAGAGCAAGGCTGAGTCATCACTAAAGAGAAAGCTTGAGGAGGAAAACAGAAAACGTCGCTTGAGAGAGAATAAAGGAGGCGGGGAAGTCGACCTGCTTGATCTTAAAGAGCTTGGGGTAACTTTCAAGCCAGCTCCATTTGCTCCCCCACCATCAGAAAAGCAAGTCTCTTTGCTTAGGAAGTTTAAAATTGACCCCTCAAAAGTTCACACTAGAGATCAGGCAACCAAGCTGATTGGACGATTCTTGGCGAGAAGAAAAACCGGGTTAGCTAGTCCCGTTCAGATGCGATGGCTCAAAAGGTTTGGGCACGAGTCCCCAGAGACGGCGACAGCATCCGAGGCGAAAGAGTTCCTTACGACTAAATTTTCAAAATGAGACTAAATACAACCACACTTGTGAACCTCCCTATTTTAGCTATGGGAAAACCAAGAATGACGCAGCAGGACAAATGGAAGAAGCGTCCCTGCGTCGTAAGATACCGCAAGTTCTGCGATGACCTAATCAAGTTAATCCAGGAAGCTGAGCCTGAATGGATGCTTCAGCTTACGTGTGGAGAAATCGAGGTCGTGGGGATCACCTCGATCGTAAGGTTACCGATGCCTAAATCATGGAGCATGAAAAAGAAGGAGCTGAAGGCGGGGTCCTTGCATGACTCAAAGCCAGACACATCAAACATTTTTAAAGCCATCGAAGACGCTGTTTGCGTCGAAGATAAACAGGTGGCACTAATCAACTGCTCGAAATTTTGGACTTGCGGAGACGCACGAGTAGACATCGAACTATTATGGAAACAAACAACAACATGAGTAAACACGAAACTGCGGACAGAAAGATGAAACTAGTAGGCCTAAAAAGGTTTCGATCCGGAGGCAGGACTAAAAAGGGGATGGCTGAGCTGGAGTGTCGAATGCGACAACGGTTCGGTGAAACATGGGGAGAAAACATGATCGAGCTATCGAATCCCCTTGTCGTAGCACTTTGCTCTGTTATCGATAAGATGGACGTCAAGAATCCGATCGTCTTCTTTGGGTCACTAAGGCTGGCTTGTGAGCGGATGCTAGCTAACACAACAGGAGGCAATGACAATATTCATGAAGCCTCAAGAAGAACTCTTGGTTGGCTTCCAATGGCTTTGACGGACGGGGAAATTGGAGAGCTCATGGACGAGGTCGAATTCATATCATCGCTAACCGACGAAGAATACAAGAAATACCTTGAAGAGACAGATTAACATAAACGACGACGACTTAAATGGAAACATTACCAAACTCCGTATCGGAGTATTTGTCGGCTTCCTCTGTTGAGGGGGAAAGAAACAGAAGACTTTTCAATGCAGCCTGTCAGCTCCGTGATTCGGGGTGGGCGGAATCAGATGCAATGGGGGTTGTGGGGAGGAAAGCTGTCGATGACGGTCTTTCGCAGCAAGAAGTCACGACGACTTTGAGGTCTGTATTTAGGAGGGAATCAAGAGAAGAACCAAAAAATCAATCTCGAAGTTCGACTCCGTTTAGAGACAGGAAGCGAAATTTCAAAATCAAGATGGGCTCTTCAGCCCCTCCGAAGCTACCATTAACTGAGGTTCCAAAGCAAGAGGCGACGACAGGATACTCTGATTACTATAGAGAAAACTTTTCTGAGCATGACACCCCACCAGACTACAAGGTCCATGATGGAGAAGGGGTTATCCCAGAAGGTGGAATAGGTGCGGAGGAGTTTATCGACGCTATGTTTGAGCCAGGATTAGCATTCTGCTTACACAAGGCTGAACTTGGAGTTGACGGGAAAGAACACCCCGCAGCAAGCGCAGCAGTATCGAGAGTATTCCCTTACGAACGCTGGAAAGAAATCTCAAAAAGGAAAGGCGGGGCAGACCGAATTTACGAGAACAATGCGGGGTGCTATATATCTCTAAACCCCCTCAAAGGCGGGAAAAGGAGGCTTGAGAATATCTATGACTACAAGCATTTTTTACTAGAGTTCGATGACATCCCAAAAGAACATCAGTATCGAGTTATCTTGCGCTCAAAGATCCCCTGCACGGCGATCCTAGACACTGGGGGAAAATCTATTCATGCTGTTGTGCTAATCCAAGCTGCTGGCGAAAGCGAGTGGCGAAGCAGGGCAACCTTTATTCTGAACCATTTCAGGAAATACGGACCAGACACATCCAATAATGATCCGACACGAATGACTCGTCTTCCTGGATATCGTCGGAGCGATACCAAGAACTACCAGCGCTGTCTGCACCTCCGCACAGGGGCTAGGTCTTACGAAGAATGGGAAAAGGAAGCCGTCGAGCTGACTGAGACGGAGATGAACATCGAAAAGATGATGGACTTTAAACCGGAAGAAGATCCGGACATCCTTCTTGGAAATCGGTGGCTCAACCGTGGGTCGGCAGCGATCCTCTCAGGTCAGTCTGGGATCGGTAAGAGCTCATTTATCATGCAGATGACCTGCACATGGGCTCTAGGGCGTCCGTTTTTCGGCGTCAAACCTACTGGTCCCATGCGGATTCTTCTTATCCAAGCTGAAAACGATTACGGGGACATGGCTGAAATGCTTCAAGGCACAACCTCAGGGATGGGTCTGAGCACTGCGGAGATTAAGAAGATCTCTAAAGGCGTAGTTCTGAAAGAGCAGGCAAAGCTCTCTGGAGAGGAATTCGTAGGCTACTTGGCTTGGCTGATTGATATGAACAAGCCAGACCTCGTGATTGTTGACCCATTGCTTCACTACTTCGGTGGAGACTTGGCAAATCAACAAGACGCATCTCACTTTCTCAGAAAGCTGATCCACCCTCTTGTTAAGACTCGAAAAATATGTCTTCTTTTCGTTCACCATACAGTCAAACCCCCTCGCGATAAAGGTGACTGGGGACGCTTTGATGCAGCTTATGCTTCGTTTGGTTCTTCTGAGCTCGTGAATTGGCCTCGTGAGGTAATGACGCTTGGGCGAATTAATGACGATGGTGAGTTCCTTCTCGCTTTTGCTAAGCGGGGAAAGAGGGCTGGGATGCTGGATTCTCATGGGACTCATACCGATGCTATTATCTTGAAGCACGCAACAGACCGCATCTACTGGGAACGCTCAGAGACAACGGTCGAAGATCTTTGGGCCAAGCCTAAGAAGGAGTCTAAGGCAAAGCCAAAGACAGCTGAGGAAAAAGTCGATTACTTCGATACCGGAGGAGAACCTGACGATCTCATGGAGGTCATAAAGGGTCTGCTGAGGCGTCTTAAGTGGACTAAGAGCGGGTATAGCAGAAAACAAGCTCTTACTTACGGCAGACAAGCTTTGAAGCTTTCAGCAAAAGACAAGCCCATGCTTTCGGAGAGCTTGAATTTTGCCTTAGTGACTGGTCTTCTTGTATCTGATGAGGAGGCTGGGAAGATCTACCTTACTGATGATGGATGGAAGTTCCGTCGAGGGGAAGAGATCGACTTGAGTCCTGTAACTAAGCTTGAGGGCGAGGACATGGATCTGATCCCCGATAGCTCAGTGAGCAACTCCGTCACAATGGACGATGATCATCCGTTTTAGGTTGACTTACAAATAAACAAAAGCCCGCTCTTGGTTGTTTCCAGGCGCGGGCTTTTTAGTTTAATTCCTAATCCCCAAATCCACATATAATCCCTACTAGGACCTTCTTCAACCCCCCTCTCGCTTGGGGTCGGAGTTACGATATCTTTATACCCCCCTTTACCAAAGCCCGTAGGGGCTTATGGAATAAAGGGGGTGTTTTGTCAAAAACAAAATAAAGAAATCTTCACCCCTGACTCTGGAGTCCCCCACCAAACCGCTACCGCTTGCCGCTTACGCTGCGTCCGGATTGGGAGCGCTATTAGGGGGGTATTCCTAAGGGCCTTCGTTGGGATTCAACGTGCTAAGTGACACGCGTGTCACAAGTTGACAAAAAGAAGAGAACAAGATGAGTGATAATCCGACCCCGTTTTTTGGCTGCGTGTTTGAAGCCGAAGACCCAAAAGGCAACTATTTTTCTGAAGACCCAATTCAATTAACTCACTTGGGTGAAGGCAAAAAAAGAAACGCAGGAGGTGGTGTAGCAGCAGCTACATTGGCTGGCGCTGGCGCTTATGGGATTACTGAGAATGTAATCGACCGTAAAGGCCTCCCTAGATCCTGGGCAGCCAAAGAAATGAACAAAGGCTGGAAAAAAGACAAATATAGCAGCACCGGTCAGAGGGCCTCAAAGGTAACTCGTAAAGGGGCTACAAGAATCGCTAAGATCGAGGCTATCGAAGCCAGGAATCAAGCCAAATACGACAGCCTAGTCGACTCAAAAGGAAAGGCTCTTAAAGGGCAAGCGAAAGCCAGGGACCTTGTTTTCAAGAAGGCAGACAGATTAGACAACTCAAGACTGAAAAAGCGGAGTAAGCAACTCAGCAACGCATCCACAAGAGTCCACAACAAATATGCGGGTAAACTCAAAGGCGGCGCAGCTATCCTTGGCGCTGGAATCACCATCGCTTCTTACCGTCAATCTTATAAGCAGGGGCAAAAGAAGGGTCGCAGCGAATTTGCAGCTAATGAGATCATCACCGATCTTTCCTCTCTTTCATCCCTAATTAAAAATCAATACTAAACAAACCATGAAACTTACAAACGCATCCTCTTCAGCTAGCCTTTCCGCAAGAGCAGAACTTTCACGGGCAGGCTCTACCGGAGCCGTAACCGTCGGGTCTGCTGCACAGCAAGTCAACTTCCCTGATGCCGATCAGGCTTATCAAGTTCAGGCTTTATTCGCTGATGCTTCTACGGCTTCGCTTGATCTCACAACTGGAATTGCCTCTGGAGATGCTTGGGTAGCTCCTGTTAAGCAAGTGGAAACGACAGAAGCAGTCGGAACCATCACAACCGCTGGTTCACTTATTGTCGGAGTTTCCTCGGCAGACGTCCCTGATGGGAATATCTCCTTAGGGGTCCCCGTAGCCGAGAATGATACCCCCTCTACTTGGGCAGCCAGAATTCGTGCGGTGCTTTCTTCAAACACAACTATTGCGGGGCTCTTCGACGTCAGCGGCACAGGGGCAAGCATAACCCTTACTAAGCTACCATCAGAAACCTACACAATGGGGGCTGAAGTTGTTGAAATGGCTTACGCTGATGACCCTACTTTAAATATCTCCATTGAAAATGACACAGCTGTAGGGGCCATTGAGGACCTAACCTCAAACCCGACTGCTGCTGGGATTGCTGCGAGTGGCGTTTATATTGTGAACTCCGACGTCGATTTTGAGGGCATCGCTCTTGAATCTCCAAGTTCGATCTATGCAGTCTCAATGGAGCATTCTTCTTCAAACCCATCAGGCCAGGTTGTCGATTATACAGCTGGAACAGAATTCTCAGGACGATTTGCTTCCACCCAACTAAAATCCGCTTCGGCGCTGCTGATTCACCCAGACCCAGCAATCCTAACCAGCCTAAGTTTCCTTAGTGCTGGAAACTCGGGGCTAATCAAAGCCACCGTTATTGCGAAAGTCTAATGAACGAAGCAAAAGCCATGACCTTGTGGATTTTGCTGATCTACACCCTCCTTTATCTCATCTCTCAACAACAACCATATTAACATGACCAAATCAATATTCACATCAAAAACCGCAGCATTGTCGTTTATCACCGCCCTCGTCGGGGCCGCGGCTTTTTTCGTCCCGTCGCTTGAAAACTTTGTTGCTTCCAACTCTTCTCTTATCCTGTCTTGTCTTGGCGTAATTGGATTCGCTCTGCGGATGGCAACTAGCGGCAAGGTAGCTCTCTTTCCTGGAGGAGAATAATGGGGTTTCTTAAGTCCTTTTTGATTGCGGCAACAGTCTACCTGAAGGTTCTGCCTGCTCTTCATCTTAGGGGATTGTATAAAGACTTAGATTCTATAGAGGATGAGATTTATAAACTCTCTTTTGATGGCGGTGCTGCTTCCGAGTTGCGGATGGAACAGCTCGCAAAGCGAAAAAGACGTTGCCGTGAGCAGATCGGCGCTATACGATCCACCTATGATCACCTTGATTGATGGCCAGACTTATGAATTTAAGGAAGGCCAAATTGAGGGCGACGGCCAAGCCTTTTACTCTAGATACCGCTATATGCGGGCTATAGTTATAGGGAAATGAAGAGAGTTGCTATAGATCCCGGGCACGGAGGAAGTGATGTAGGAGCGGTTTCTCCTTCTAATCTACACGAAGCCGACATGACTTTGGATGTGTGTAAGCGCATCCAGTCTCTGCTTGAGTCTCAAGTCGATGTCGTAATGACCCGTTCTGACGACTCTTATGTAAGCTTGGGAGAAAGGGCGGATATATGCAATACCGCTAAGTGTGATGTCTTTGTCTCTTATCATTTTAATGCCGCAACCACGATGCTGGCCAACGGTTGGGAAATATTTACAACGAAAAAAGACAACAACTCAGACAAGCTAGCCACTTGCATAGGCAATTTCCATGCTGCCTTATTCCCTAACCAGCACGCCCGCCAAGACTGGTCAGATGGCGATCTTGACAAGGAGGCCAATTTCTCAGTAATCCGCAGGGCTAATTGCCCAGCTGTTCTAATGGAGGGGGAATTCATACACAACGCTCTAGGTGAATCACT